ACTCTGCCGGAACTATTGCCTCGACCGCGATTGCGGCCGCTCCGGTGAATGGGTATTTCATTGTCGTGGGTGGATAATATGATGGCATGTGACCTCCATATAAAAACGGGGCAACGAAGTGTATTCGTTGCCCCGTGTGCCTTATCTCTCAAAGTTCCAAGGGTCTGCCCGCTGGTGTACGGGCGGTATATTCAATTTGAGTAATTATTTCATTGTTGTGTCCAAACTAAAACAAGGTCTTCTTTTGATACGATAGCGGAAGGTTCTGGCGCACACGGATTCAAATTGAATATTCCCTCTTTGAATCTCCAGATGTGTGTTCCTGTTGGTAAATCAATATCCATTGATCCTGAATTTGATTTCTCTATCCCAGTTGCCCATTCCCGAGCGTACTATGATAGACTTTCCATCCATTACAGCGAGGGTGTGAACTATTCTATTTTGCACACTCTATCTTCCCCAAATCTATCACAGTCCAATCAACGCTCGTTGCGCCTATGCTCAGTATAATGCAATAGCGTCCCGTTGTCAATGATTTGATACGGCGAATGAACTTATCGAGCCAAGTCATTGCTAATACTTCCCTAATCTACGCTGACATTAGTTGTGATGTCAATTCAATGAGTTGTCCTGCTACCATCCAGTAATGATTCCCCTTGTTCATTTCAACGAAAACACCCCTTCGGCGAAACGGAAACAATTCACCACGCTCTAACATTGCACCAAACAACTCCCCATCGCGCTCGTCTGCTTTCTGTGTTTCTATATGTGCGTCCATATCTTTGAGTGTCCATTCATAGATGTGAACAATACCATTTTGGTATCTTTGGTTGTATTCTAACATAAATTGCATATAAGCATTAGGTTCGTCAATGAACCATATCGCAGCGGCAAATGGTGGCATTGCGTCCATTTTTGCATATATTTCTACTATGTCATCAAGCGTTATATTGTTTGCACTTCCCTGTGACGAGGATGTACCTATTGTAGAAGAATTGAAAAGCATGCTTGGCCTGTTTATGCTTTGCAGAAATACTTGTTCAATTTCCTTACGCAGCATATCTTTCATTTTCATTACGATTCCACCTCAATACTTCTCGTATCTACACTACTTTCTCAAATCGTCGTAATTTATAAGTTCTCTCAATCTGTCAAACTCTCTCATCGCAGGAACACTGCCCAGACTGCTATCAGCGCGCCGCCGCCGATCATCACGAATAGGCACCCGAAGGTGAGAATTCGGTCGAGGCAACTTCTATCGCGTTTTTGGTTTTTCATCGCTTAATCTAGTACCCGTGCTAATCATCACTTTGCTCTTAATTTCGACATACGTCATTGAGTTAGCATTATTACAATCAAGCCGCCGATCACAATCCAGAATATCCCATTGATTATTTCTTTTATATCCTGATTGCTGAATTTTAACATTTTCACTATCCCCCTCGTTGCCCCGCCAGTTTCGGGGGCCTTCCCCGTGCTAATTTCGCATCTGGCGCAGGACGGAAAGAGCAGCCGCAATTGTATCCTTTACACTCCAATTCCCTGCTTTGCGGAAACACCTGCGCCTTCAACCAAGTCTCGCGCCTGTACACCCGCCCGTTCTGAGCTAAGCAGTCAACACACGGCTCCTTGGTAAAGTGCTTTCCGTGCAACACCCATTCCATTTTCTGATTCTTCGCTGCCAGTAATGCACCTTGCGTGCGCATTTGATTGTAGCGATTTGCCCAAGCGCGGTTGATTCTGTCCTTAAACGGGCCCCATTTGCCCACTCCGCGTATGTTCGCCAGAATGTCCGTAGCCAGCGGATTGATGTACTGGAAATTGTCCCGGATGCCATCCTCTAATTTCTGCCGTTCCTCTCCCGTCAGTTCATTTGGCGCGATGCCAAACTCAGCAGCGCCCTCTCGCCAGGCTCGACCAAGGCCACCCTGGAGCGTAAACTCAAAGTCGCGCCTAAACTCGGCACGACTGGTAGCACCAACCCATAAGCCGTAAGCGACATTGCGCAAGTCACGCGTGAAAGCATCGAAACCGCCTTTCGTGATCCTGACTGGCTTGTCACCCGCCGCTGCCAGCAAGTAAGCGCGCCAGTAATATGCCTCGTAGAGCACACGTCCTGTGAGCGCACGCGATGTTACCGGTAGCCGGTATGTGGGGGGGGGCGGTGCGCCAATGCCCAGGCCTGCTTGCCAGCCGAGCGCGCTCAGGGTTTCCACGTCAGGCTTATCGCTACATAGCAATGCCCGCGCCCGTTCACTGGGGGTTGAGCGTTCGACTAGGCGAAGGACTTGGCTAACGTTCAATTGGATTTCCCTCCATCAACAACCGCACAGCCTCAGTCACAGCGTTCGCTATTTCATCAGGCAATGGCTCCAAGTCCGGTTCGCCATCGAACCCCAATTCCTTGAGCACCTGCTGTACATCAGTCTCACCAAACGCTTGCAAGATGTAACTGGCGATGCGTTTTGCCGGCACGTATATTTGACGCGCCTGTGATTGCGCTGAGATGAGTTGAGCAATCGCGCTGATGATCTGCGTCAGGTCACTAGTCGTGATGGGCGGAAAGTCCACTTCAACGGTCAAATCACGCAGCTTGCCATCTTTGGTTCTGCGCGTCAGTCGTCCGTGCTTGATTGCCATTTCAACGATGAACTTGAATACCTTCAGGTACAGCTCTCAAAGTTCTTTTGCTGTGTACCCGCCATCGCGGTCATAGATGCAAGATTGCCGATAGTCGGGTCGCCGGTCAAATCCTGCTCGATGATGCCGCCACCGCTACCAATGAGTTGCCGAAACATTCGAGCGTCCTGGTAGGCGTTTGCGGAGCGACTGTCAAACTGGAATTGCTCCAGGGTAGATGCCTCATTCTCGACCATTATCTGGCCGCCCTCGCGGCGCTCCTTAGCGCCGCTGCCACCATAGCGGCCCTGAACAGCGCTCCCCCATTGCGTAACCATCCGAGCGAGTTGGCGCGCACCACCCTTAATCTTTTGCTTGAATGCAAACGTGGCGGCTGCGAGGGTGAGAGTAGCCCGATCCTGCATAAAGCCTTTGTGAGTTTTCACCCATGTGAGGCTTGAGTACGCTGGAGGCAAACCGCGCTTGCTGCGAGTGTTGACTTTCCACAGGTGCGCGTAGACAGCGGTGTGGGGAGTTCCTACGGTAGAGTAAGCTTCATTAGCAATGTCAGAATCAAGTTTTACGTGAGCCTCCATCAGAGATTGGCCACACGATTCACAAGCAAGTTTTTGACGGGTTTGCCCGCATGACGGACACTCTATGATTCCGCGCTCCTTCATCGCCGCTTGCCAATCCGGGTAGTAATCAATCTGCTGGCCCTTGATCCGGTACGATTGCCCTGTCCATACCCACGTCTCAGGTGACCAAGTCCGCTGATAATAGATGGGCTTTCGATTGCTCGCTGGATGCGTTATGACCTGCGTGACTTCGAGCGTGTCCAAAATATCGACCTTGACGTGACCCAGATAGCGATCTACAAAAAAGACCAACGGCAATTCGCCATCGGTCTGGATCGTCTCCGATAGTTCCCATTGGCCTACTGGCGTTGCCAGTAGTTCATTGTCGTCATCTTGAAGAAAGCTATCTATGACAATTTGTACATCAGGATCATTGGCCCGAGCCATTATGCCGCGCCCGAACGTATAGTTCTTGATGAGCCGAATGAGATTGCCGTAGAGACTATCACGCTGCCAGTAGTAGCGCGAGGCAAGCACGGCGTCCTTACGTAGAAGCGGGTCCTCCTCAACTCCTACCCCGCCAGCCGTACCCAGGTTCACCCATCCAGCCTCGTCGAGCAGTAGTTGCCCCGCCAACGACGCCAACGCCTCACGCAATGGACGAGGCGTCAGAGATTCCCAAAGCCGTTTGCGGACTGATTCAAGGAGGCCAACGTGGCGCGTTCGTCGTTTCATTCTATCCTCTCACCCTCAGACCGCGATAGCCGAAAATAGCCTGTTGTATCGTCCATCTCTGTGGAGTTCCGTATCGTTCTAGCAACGTAGATCGTTGCCCATCGATTGGATCGAGAATAACTAGATCGTCGTCACCGTGCAATTCGATGGCAAGAACAAAGTGCATGTTGAACACACCATTGTCAGGCTTGTAATCGACCTTGAGAATGAACGCACCATCCATCAGTATCTTTGATTGAATCATAGCCCACTCTAGATCAGTGATGACAGAGTTGGAGCGATTCCGGTATGCGCCGACAGGCCATTCGAGCATCGGGTAGGCAAGCGGGATATTCTGCGGCTTGGACAGCATCTCGCCATTGAAACAACCGGCCTCGCGCATTTTGGCGGCGACCTGTGGCGGTGTGTCCTTTGAGCCAGTCAATGTATTGAGCATTGCCACGCAGCAAACATAACAACCGGCCTGAGCGAATGTCAATTTGGCAGCATAGCGTTGTCGCGCCCAACGTGGATTATTCTGACTATATGGAGTAACGTTCTTCGATTCACTATTTTTTTGGGACTCGTTTTTGAGTAATTCAAGCGCGAGAGCAACTGAATTCTGTGCATTTACCAAGTGCTGTTTTATCATTCTTTCACCTCCACTTTTGCTATCTGTCAGTACGCCACTTCCACAATGAGCGAATCATCCCACGTCGTGACCATCTCGTATGACAAACAGCCACACAATGCTAGTACATAGCTATCTGCCAGGTCGTCAAGTTCGCCTGGTGGCGCAAGCAATGACGAACCTTCAATCGAGCACAATTGCAGATATGTGTCGAATGAATGAACCGTCGTCGCTCCATCGCGAAATGTCTCAGCCCCCAACGAGTACATCAGCGTCTTGCCCCGCGATGACGAGAACCAGCCAGGTTTTCCATCGTGGCCTTCTAACCGCTTTAGCTGTGAGTGATCTCGCAGCCACAGTCACACGGCATGGCCGTGGTTGTTGCGTTCAACCAGGATACCTGCATCATTGTAGAATCGCCCGATCTCATCAGCGTAGCCCCCCATCGTGGCGACCTCTATTTTCCCTCGCAGCTTGGCGACCTCCTCCTGCGTATATCTATCCAGGACAGTTAGTGCCGAATCGTTGCTGCCGGGATTGCCTTCTGCTGGATCAAGACCAAGGACATACGTGCGACCCTGTTCAGGCAACACGTAAATCTCCAAGTCATTGATTGCCGGGGCGGGCGGGTCGCATTTGGTTATCGTCTCCTCAGGTAGCGGTTGGCGTTCCTCGTAGCATGCCTCAAGCCATTTGCCAGGGATGCGCTTGTCCTTGCTGCCCGGCGCGAGAGCCTCAATGTCAGTGGCTGGATACTGCTCGTGTAAATCGTCGAGCGAACCTGTGCGCGCCTCGATGTCTCGTTTCTGTGCATCGTACCATTCAGCATTACGGTCGGGGCGCGCAAACCAGGGAAGAAACAGATATGCCCAATCATTGAGTTTTTTCTTTGCTCCGCGATAGATATTTTTGAATGTGCTGGCGGGTTTTTGTTTGTCGGAGCGCGACAAGAGAATAAGTTGTCCGCCTGCGTCAATGGTTGGCTTTACGGCCCTCAGTAAAAAATTCAAACCGTCACCCACGTCAGCCTCATCAACCAGCCCCGCCGTCGCCGCATAGCTATCACCCGCCGTCCGGGGAAACGCGCGGGCCACGCTGCCATTGCTCAAGGCCCATTCGTGTCCGCTGTCCGATGTCATATACTGCCCCATCTTCATCCAGTTAGGCAATTCCTGATACATCCCCTTCATTCGGTCGTCCAGCAGATACACAGCCTCGGTATCTCCGGCCTGAACAACATTTTCCAGAGAAAGTAAGCGAGAACTAACCATGTCAGCCCGAGTTGCCGCGCTTTTAGAATGATGACCAGCCTATTGCTCAACAACAGATTTAGCGTGGTCACCTGAGTGGGCCACAAATCAAACGGTATCCACTCACCGAGAATAGGATCCTCAATTTTTACGTATGTATTGATGAAATAAGACAAACCGCCATCGTCGCGGAAACAAAGGTCAAACTCAATCAATTGTTCGTCGCGCTTCATTCTGCTACCTCAGCTTTGCGGATAGTGAGAAGCGCGGCGATAATATCGTCGGCGGGAAATAGTTCCTTGCCATCCCTCCCAGCGACCTCGATGGGCGCTGGAACTTTCCCAAACGCCACCTCGATGAATTGCGTTTGTAACTTGGCATTGTTGCTGCTGGCCCACTTGCGCAGAATCGCCTCAGCCACGGTCACTTTTCGCCCCGACCTAACGAGCGGTACGCCAGCCGTGTCGGTGGCAACCTCATGCGCTATCTGACGCGCAAGATCGCGCAGGGCATCAAAGCTCTTTGGCCGCCCCTTGCGATTGATGCGCGGATCGCCTTTTTTGAACCCTCCCTTTCCTGTTGGGTTTGCCATCTTGTTTTAACCTGTTTTACAGCTTCCGACTACAGATATTATGTCAACTTGACCGGCTCTAGGCGAGGCGTTCCAAGCAAACTGAAACATATTTTTCAAGTCTCTCTATTCCAAATCCTCGCCGCTCGTTTTGATGTGCTGCGACAATCGTTGTTCCACTGCCTAGAAAAGGATCGAGCCACACGTCGCCTGGGTCAGAGTAAGCGCGGATAAAAAAGTCGGGGAGGGCGACGGGGAAAGCGGCGGCATGCGCACTCTCGCCAGAGGCGGGTATCTGAATAACGTTTGACGGCATAGCAACCCCGCTCTTATATCCACCATGCTTGTATC